GGCGCGAACCGGTGGTGGCGGGCAGCCGCGCGGGCGAGGCGACACAAAGCGTCTGGCTGCGGTTCGACGAGCTGACCCGGACGCTGAGCGAAACCGACGCGGTCGAGATCGAGGGCCAGCACTTCGAGATCGTCGCGCCGCCGATCGAGGTCGGCCGGCGCGAAGGGATGGAATTGCTGGTGGTCGCAGCGGGTTTAGAAGAATGAGCGTCAAGCTGACCGGCTTCAAGGAGCTGGAAGCCAAGCTGGCCGAAATGCCGGCCAAGCTGGCCAAGCGATCGACCACCCGGGCGATGCGCGCCGCGGCGAAACCGGTCAGGGCCGAGATCGAAAGTCGCGCCCCGGTGGACAGCGGCGGGCTGGCCGGCAGCGTCCGGGTCAAGCTGCGCAACCGCAACCTGACCGGGCTGGCCGAATATGGCGAGGTGCTGCGCCTGGGCGGGTCGCTCGATGCCGCGCGCGGAGCGCTGCGCGGGGCGCGGCGCGGCGGCAACAGCGCGGGCACGCGGGTGCTGGTGCGGATCGCGGTGACCGCGCCGCATGCCCACCTGGTCGAATACGGGACGGTCGAACGCTTTCACAAGGGCGGCAAATCGGTGGGCGTGATGCCGGCCAATCCGTTCGTGCGCCCGGCCTGGGATGCCAGTTCAGGCCAGGCGCTGGCGACGATCCGGACCACGCTGAGCAGCGAGATTGCGAAGATCGCGCGGGAGAGCTGACGATGATGGAAGACGATCTGCGCACCCGGGCCATGGCCGCGGGGGTGGCGGAGTTTCACTGGGGCGAAGTGCCGCAGGATACCGTGCTGCCCTATGCCCTGGCGCTGACGGTCAGCGATCCGCGCCCGCAGCACCTCAAGGGCTATCAGGGGATGCGCCAGACCCAGGTCCAGATCGATTGCCTGGCCCGCACCCGCAAGGCCGCGGCCGAAATGGCCGAAACACTGGTGGCGGCGCTGAGCGATCCGGGTGTGGTCGGTTCCACCCGGTTCGGGCGCGGCGCCGCGCAGGGCCCGATCGACCGCAGCGCCGATCTGGGCGGCAAGACGATCTACCGCCTGATCCTCGAATTCTCCGTCGCATGGCGCGACATCTAACCACGGGAGTTGAATAATGGCCGAAACGCAGGAAGCCACGCTGGGCTATGCCGGCGAATTCCACCTTCACAACGGCACCGCGCTTTACGAATGCGTCCAGGTCAAGGCCTTCGACATTCCTTCGCCCGGCACCCGCGAACAGGTCGAGAAAACCCATCTCAAATCGACCGGATGGCGCCGCGAATACCTGTCCGGCTTCTACGAAGACAGCGAATTCGAGGTTGTGCTCAACAGCCGGGTCCGTTCCGACACCGATCTGCTGCTGACCGATGCCCTGACCGATGGCGATGTCCGCACGTTCAAGGTGGTGATCCCCGAAGACGGGGTGGGTGTGACCAAGATCGAGGGCACCTGCAAATGCATCGGCTACAACCAGGGCCGCGCCGAAATCGATTCGGTGATGGAAGCCACCGCCACCTTCCGGGTGGTGACGCTGAGCGCCGCGGCGGCGGTCTGACGCCATGGCCAATCCGCTGAAAGGGGAGGCCGCGCTGCGCCTGGCTGACGGGCGCGAGCTGATGCTGGTGCTCGATTTCGAGGCGCTGATCGCGGCCGAGGCGGCCTATGCCAAACCGCTGCACCAGCTGATGGCCGACAGTTCGGCCGGGTTCATGGGTGCCACCCGCGCCCTGCTGTGGGGCGCGATGCAGGGGCGCCAGGGCGGGCTGAGCCTGGCCGATGCCGGAGCCCTGCTGCTGAGCGATCACGCCGCGGTGCTGGCGGCGCTGGGCGCGGCGGGCGAAGCGGCGATGCCCGCGGCGGAGGGCGATAAAGCGGGAAACGCGGCGAGGCGCCGGGGTGGGACGCGCTCTGGCAGCAATGGTGCGAAGCCGGGCTCGACCCGGCGGAGTTCTGGCGCCAGACCCCGCGCAGCTTCAAGCTGATCGTCAGCGCCCGGCTGCGCGCGGCGGATCGCGCCGCGATCAGCGCCGGGTGGTATGCCGCGGCGCTGGCCCGGCAGAAGACAATCAAGCCGCTGGTCGAACTGCTCGATCCGCCCGAACCCAAAACCAGGGGATCGGCGGCGGTGCTGGCGATGTTCCGGCGTTTTGCCGCCAAGCAGGACGCCGCCCAGAATCGACCAGACTCCGGCCGCGACCGAACAGAACAGGGAATGAAACATGGCGCTGGGTGATGTGATCGGCCGGCTTTCGGTGGTGCTGGGGCTGGATACCGCGGCTTTCGAAACCGGGGCCAAGCGCGCCGCGCGCACCACCCAGGACGCCGGGGACCGCTTTGAAGCGATGGGCCGCAGGGTCGGCACCGCCGCCAAGGCGATCGCCGGGATCGGCGCGGCGATCGTCGGCTCGCAGATCGTCGGCGGCATTCGCAACATGGCCTTTGCCGGGCTCGAACATGCCGCGGCGCTGGGCGAACAGGCGCAGCAGCTGGGGGTGACCACCAGCGAGCTGCAGCGCTATCGCTATATCGCCAGCCAGGTGGGCATCGACCAGGAGGTGATGGACAAGGGCCTGGCCAGGCTTTCGATCACGCTGGGCGATCTGGCCAATGGCGCCAAGGGCCCGGCCGAGGCGCTGGCCCGGCTCGGGCTGGGCCAGCAGGAGATCGCCCGCGTCAGCCAGCTCACCGCCGGGCAGGCGATCCCCGAACTGGCCGAGGCCTTTGCCCAGCTGAAAAGCCCGACCGAAGCCGCCTCGATCGCTTCCGACCTGTTCGGCGCCAAGCTGGGCGGCAAGTTCCTGACCCTGCTGATGGGCGGCCGGGCCGAGATCGACAACCTTACTGCCGCCTACAAGCGGCTAGGGATCGAGATCAGCGAAGGCCAGATCGCCAAGGCCGACAAGGCGATGGACGATCTGGCGGCGATGCAGCAGGTCTTTGCCGCGCGCCAGGCGCAGATCGCTGCCGACAATTCCGAGGCGCTGCTCAAGGGCCAGACCGCCTGGGAAAACTTCAAGGTCAAGACCCTGGTGGTGTTCGGCGAGTTGGCCGAAGGGATCACCGGCCTGATCGACAAGAATGCCGAGTGGGAGCGTTCAGAGCAGGACCTGTGGGCAAAGCTGGGTGCCGGGTGGGACCAGTTCGAAAAGGATCATGCCGCCTTCCAGCAGCGTTTTCATCAGAACCTCGTCCAGCTGGGCGAAGGCATCAGGACCCTGGCGGTCAGCGGGCTGCAGTGGATCGCCAAACTGGTCGAAGGGATCAGGACCTGGATCGGTGACCGGCTCAGCGCGGTCTGGACCGGCGCGCTGGCGAAGATCGAACAGGTCCGCCAGGCCTTCTTCGATCTGTGGGACAAGGTCACGCGCCGCTCCTATGTGCCCGACATGGTCGATGACATCGCCCATGAGATGGCGCGGCTTGATGCGGTAATGGTCGATCCGGCGCTGTCCGCGACCGCGCGGACCAAGAAGGCCTTCGAGCAGCTGGGCGCGGATGTGCGGGCGGTGATGACCGAACTGTTCCCCGATGCGCGCAACCTGGCCGATTTCCAGAACAAGCTGGCGACGCTCGACAGCGGCATTGCCCGCGGCGGCGCGGGCGGGTTCAGCGCTGCCCAGCTCTCCGCCGCGCGCGAGCGCCTGCTGGTCGCCGCCGATCCGGCCCAGCGCGGCAGCGTTGCGCTGCCGCTGTCCGACCAGCTGCGGCTGTGGGGCGACCGGTCGCTGTTCAATGGCGAGCAGCTTTCCGCCGCGCTCGATAAGCTGGGCGGGGTGGCCAACGACAATGCCGAGGGGATCGAGGCCGCCAACGTGCGGATCGCCAAGAGCTTTGCCGACATGGCACAGCAGACAACCGCGGTGATCACCCGCCTGGCCAGCGCGATCAAGGGCGGCGGGTTTCTGGACATTCTGGGTAGCGTGATCGACCTGGGCGTGCAGCTTGCCGGGCTCGGGCTGTTCGGCAAGTCGGCGAAGAAATCGGTCAATTCGATTCCCGGTTTTGCCAATGGCACCAGCTTCGCGCCGGGCGGGCTGGCGCTGGTGGGCGAACGCGGGCCCGAACTGGTCAATCTGCCGCGCGGGGCCCAGGTCCACACCAACCGCGAACTGGCCGGCCTGGGCGGCAATACCTACAACTTCAGCGGCAATCTGATGACCCCGGAATTCTGGGAAATGATCCAGGCCGGTGACATGCGCGCCGCCCAGGCGGGGGCGCAGGCCGGTTCACGGATCGTATTCTCCCGCCAGAACCGGAGGGTTGCGTGATCGAGCTTGAACACGATCATGTTCCTAATTCAGCCACCGCGCGGCAGATCGACATGGGCGGCGCCCAGAATGCGGTGGGCGGGACCATGTTGCGGATCAACCGCCCCGGCAACCGGTTCGAGGTCGATCTGACCTTTCCGATCGCCACCAGCGAAGGGGCGCGGGTGCTGGTCGCGCGGCTCAACCGGGCGATCAGCGACGGGCTGCGGGTTGAATATCCCCTGCAGGGGGTCAGCCAGGGCGATCCCGGCGTGGCAGTGGTGGTTGATGGCAACGACAGCGCCGGCCGCACGCTCAAGCTGCGCGGGCTGACCGTGGGCCACGCGGTCAAGGAAGGGTTCTGGCTCAACCTGATCGATGCCGGGGGAACGCGCTATCTGCACCAGGCCAGCGCCTTTGTCCTGGCCGGGGCCGATGGCAAGGCGGTTCTCACTATCGAGCCACCCCTGCGGGTGATTCCGGCCGATGGCTGGGCGGTCGAACTGGCCAGCCCGGTGGTCGAGGGGATCGTGATGAGCGTGGTCGAATGGGCGATGTCTCCGGGACAGTTCATCTCCGGCCTGACCGTCACCCTGCGCGAGGCGGCGTAGGATGCAGGCGATCGCGCTGTCCGGCCTGGTCCGGATCGACCTGCCCGGCGGCACCGTGCTGCGCCTGAGCGAAGGCGCGGAGATCCGCTGGGGCGCCGAAACCTATGTTCCGCGGCACGCCACCTATGGCGCGGTCCAGTCGGTTGCCGCGCTGGCCGAGGGAATCGGCAACGAGGTCCCCGCGCTGGTCATGGTGCTGGCCGTGCCCGATATCACCGCCGCGGCGGCGCTGGTCCAGCCCGGCGCCCAGCAATCGCGGGTCCGGGTGTGGCTGGCGGAGATCGATCTCGATGCGGCCAGCGTGACCGGGACCCCGGACCTGATCTTCGACGGGTTTCTCGACCAGTCCTTCTTCAAGCGCCGCGGCGGGGTTCCGTCGCTGGAGATCAGCGTGGTTTCGCTGCTCGAGCGGCTGTTTGAACTCAACATCGGCAATTCGCTGAGCCCGACCTTTCACAAGGCGGTCTGGCCGGGCGAGACCGGCGAGGATCACGCCACCGGGCTGGCCCTGCCCGATGCCTGGGGGGTGGAAGCGCCCCCGCGCGGCGGCGGGTATTTTGGCGGCGGCGCGGGTGGCGGCGGCGGTGGCTGGTTCGATTCAGGGCGGATGGCGCACCGATGAAGCCGATCGACCTGCTGCGCCGGCACGCGGCCACCCAGGCCACCCTGGCCCGGTTCAAGGGCAAGCCGTTCGACTGGCGGCGCGGGATTCATTGCGCCGCGTTGCTGCGCTTTCATCTCAAGAAAATGGGCCACCCGGTGCCGCCGCTCCCCCCACTGCGCAGCGCCCTGGCGGCGCGGCGCGAGCTTGACCGGCGCGGGTGCGCCGACCTGGCCGCGCTATGCGGCGGAGAGCTAAAGCTCGAACCGATTGCTCCGGCGGCGATGCTGATGGGCGACGTGGCGGTGCTCGACAGTGCCGAGGAAGGCGCCGGCAATATCGGCGCGCTGTTCGTCTGTGCCGGGCCGCACAAGGTGTTCGGGTGGCGCGAGGACATGCCCAGGCTGGTGATGCTCGATGTCGGGTTCGACCAGCTTGGCCAGGCATTCAGGGTGTAGCATGGCCAAGGCGCTCAAGATCATCGGGATTGTCGCCGGCGCTATCGCGCTGGTGGCCACCGGGCTCGGCGCGGTCGGGGTGGCGTCGATATTTGGTGCCTCGACTTCGGCGATTGCCGGGATCGCCGGCGCGGTTGCGGGGATCGCCAGCGCCGGATCGGCCTTGCTGACCAAACCCCCGCCCGCGCGAGGATCGGTAACCCAGCTGGTCATTTCGCCCGATGCCCCGCAGCCCTACGTCATGGGCGAAGGACTGATGGCAGGGGTGCTGCGCTACCAGCGCAGCTACGGCGCGACACTGGACAAGATTCCGAACCCGTACCGCTTCATGACCGTGGTCTATTCGGGCGGCGGGCCGGTGCAATCGATCAGCCCGCGGGTGGACCAGGGCACGATCGGTTCGTGGTACAGCGGGTTCCTCTATACCCAGACCAGGCTGGGCGCCACGCCCGACACCGCGCTGACCCCGCAATGGGCCGGTGCACCGGGCTGGGATGCCAACAGCAAGCTTTCGGGCAAGGCCGCGATCGGGTGGAGCCTTAAATTCGACAAGAAGGGCAAGGTCTTTGCCAGCGGCATGCCGCAGCTGGGCGCCTATGGGCAGTGGGTCAAGGTCTACGATCCCAGGCTCGACAGCACCCGCGCGGGCGGATCGGGCACGCACCGGATCAACGACGAAACGACCTGGCAATGGAGCCAGAACCCGGCGCTGCACGCCGCGACCTATGCCTATGGCCGGCATCAGAACGGCAAGCGCACCTTCGGGATCGGCCTGCCGGACGATGCGATCGACTGGGGCAACGTTTCCGCCTGGGCCAATGTCTGCGATGCCAATGGCTGGCATCTCTTCGGGGTAATCTGGGAACCAGGCGACCGCTGGAACAACCTGCGCGATATCTGCGCGGCCGGCGGGGCGGAACCGGTCCTGACGGCTTCGACGCTGCATTTTCATTATGCCGCGCCGCGCCTGTCGCTCGATACGGTGACGATCGCCGACCTGCTCGATGAAGAGGATCAGTCGATCGGCGCCCAGGCCAGCTGGCGCGACCGGCTCAACACGATCGTTCCGAAATATCGCGATCCGCTGCAGAACTGGGAACTGGTCCAGGCCGAAGCGGTGCAGGTGGCCAGCTACCTGAGCGAAGACGGCGAGGTCAAACAGGCCGAATGGCCGTTCAACCTGGTCAAGGATGTCGATCAGGCCGCGCAGCTTTCGCGCTACCGCCTGGAGGACAGCCGCGAGTTGCAACCGATCGAACTGACCTGCGGGCAACGGATGAAGGCCTATCGCCCCGGCGACTGCCTTGACCTGGACCTGCTCGAGCATCTCGGCATCGAAGGCCCGGCGGTGATCCTGCGGCGCGAGTTCGATCCCGAAAAGCTGGCGGTCAAGCTCACCCTGATCGGCGAGACTGCGGGCAAGCACGCCTTTGCCCTGGGTGAAACCGGAGTTCCGCCAGCCACGCCCGCGCTGGGCCAGACCGGCCAGCAGCGCGATGAATTGCTGGCAGCGACCCTGGGCGACATTGGGGTTGCGGTAGAGGTGGTTGCCGACAGGACGGTCCCGGCGGACTATACCGGCGCGGTTTCCGCGGCGAACCTCGATGCGGTGATCTGGTCGCCGCGGGTACTCCAGTCCGGGGTGACGATCAAGATCGATGACGATACCAGTTACGCCTTGTCGAACGCGGCGGGCGGCACCTTCGCGGTCGATAACACCATCGCTTCGGCATCGAAGGGCGATGTCACGATTTCGGCGATCACCGCCAACACCGCCAGCGCCGACCTGACAATAACGGTTGCCGGGGTGGATCAGCCGCGGATTACCCTGCGGGTGACCAAGCAGCTTGGTCCGCCGCCTTCGGGCGGGTCGAGCGGGGCCTATCCCAAGATCGTCCAGTGGGCGGGCGGCGATTTCAGCGGAATCAACACGGTCAGCTACGCCGCGGTGGTGCCGGTCAAGACCGTGACGCTGGCCAGCGGCGAAAGCCTCTATGGCACCGCGCCGCTCGACTATTTTGTTTCCGGGACAACCTTGGCGACCCGGACCATGACTTTCAAATGGCAGTATTCGGCAGCCGGGGCCAACTCGTGGAATGATTTCGGGACCGGGATCACGGGCACTACGGCGACATCAGCCTATAGTTCTGGGGCGCCAGACTATGAATATCATGATCCGGAGCCCGGTTCAGTAGCGGTGACTCAAAGTGCTGCTCCGACACCGGGTGACTACGATGTGCGCCTGGTTGCTGTCTGTTCCACAACCGGACGGCTCTGCACCCCCAGCGGCACCGCCACGATCGAGGCCAAGGTTTGAGAAACGAGGAGCACAATGACACTTCCCTATGACAATTGGCTGGCGCAGCTCAAGGCTGGCGGCAAGGGCGGCTTTGAACTGCCTCCGGCAACGCGCGGGCGCAAGTATGCCTTTGCCTTTCAGGCGCAGCATGACTTTACCGGGGCGACGATCCGCGCCGAAATCCGTGCCGCGCCCGATGCCGGGGGCGCCGCGCTGGCGACTATGGCGGTGACCGGTCCGGTGGTGGCGGCCGGGGTCAGCACCTTCACAATCTCGCTTGCCGCCGGATCGGGCGCCAACTCCACCGGGGCGCTGCCCGCGGACGGTGATGGCGATGGCATCGTCTGGCTCTGGCTCGATGTGCTGCTGACGCCCAGCGGCGGCGATGAAGAACTGTTGTTCGGATCGGTGCTGCCGCTGCTGGGGAGAATCACGCTATGACCGCCTGCACCCTGAGTTTTGCCGGGATCGAAATCCCGCTGATCACCCTTGGCCCGGATGCTTCCGCCTCGATCGCGGCTGCCGGGCAGGCCGCCGCCAGCGCGGCGCAGGCGCAGGCGCTGGTCGATGGTCTGGCGGGGGTGGTCGATCTGCAGACAACGCTCGATTGCTCGGCCAATCCCAACTATCCCGCCGCAACCAAGGGACAGTTGTGGGTGACCTCTGTTGCCGGGCGGATCGGCGGCGTCAGCGGCAAGCAGGTCCAGGCGGGAGACTGGATCCTCGCCACGGCGGATAACGCGGGCGGAACCGAGGCGGCGGTCGGTTCGGCGTGGTCGGTGGTGGAAACCAATGCGCTCGATCCGGTGGAAACCACCGACCTGGCCGCCGCGACCGGCTCAAGCCTTGCCGGACACATCGCCAGCGGCACCGGCGCGGTTGCCCGCACCGTCCAATCGCGGTTGCGCGACCGGACAAGTGCGTTCGACTTCCTGACCGCCGCGCAGATCG